AACTACCCAGACTATATCAGGTGCAGACTCACTTCTATCAGACGAAGAAAAAAAGCAGTTAATTCAAATTGCTGAAACTACATTGACACATGAGCTTGAAGATGAAATGAATAAGATCGAAGAAGATGAACGTGTTTTAACACAAAAAATTGCAGAAGCAAAATCCAAGTTAAAGGATACGGATGAATCATAAAGGTTTATATGATATTACTATTTTCATGGCTGAAGTAATTTCCAAGACAAAAGCAAGTCCGGGAGATACTTATAAACGAAATGAAAATATAGAGTACGATCGAGATAAAACAAATGGCGCGGATATGTTATTTGCAATCGATGTACAATATAGTTTAAACAAAGAAAATTATATTGAATTAAACGTAAAGCCTGCAAGTGCAAATATCAAACAAATACCTATTGTTGGAGAAAATGTTTTAATTTATAAAAGTATCGATCATACATCGAGAACTACAGAAGATAATCCACAATGGTATTATATTCCAAGTCCAATAGCCATACCGTCTAACTTAAACACTAACATATTACCAACGGTTCGTGACGAAATTAAATTAGATGAAAAAGTTGTTGAAAGGCAAGTTTCTCCGTTACAACCATATCGTGGAGATTTAATGTTAGAAGGACGATATGGAAATAGTATAAGATTCGGCAGCACGGTAGATTATCAGGATGATTATTCAGTAACCGGGAATTGGCGTGGGGATGAAAATGGAGATCCTATACTGATTATTTCAAATGGAAGGCCATATAAAACAGACAAACAATTTGTTACTGAAGATGTTAGCAAAGATGATTCTTCATTATATTTAACTAGCACGCAAACATTGAGCACTTTAAAACTTTCTAAAACATTGACTAAATTTGGAACATTTCGAGGTTCACAATTTGTTGGTGTAGCCGACCGAGCAATATTGCGAGCTAAAACAGAAGCAGCAGTTATTGATGCAGATGAGGCAGTTATATTAAACACTCCCGGTGATGTGTTAATTGGTGGCGATGATGCAGCAGTTCCTATACCGCAAGGAGATGTGTTACTTGAAATCATTGTTCATTTAATCAATGCAATTGGTTCTGGTGTATTAGTCGCCGGACTGCCAGGTACACCAATTGGAGTTGCAGATTTAACTTCGGCTACAAATAAATTAATTCAATTGAATAGTAAAAACTATAAAATGAGGAAAACGTAAAATGGCTCTAGCTCCTCCATATGATAAAATACCTGCGTTAATACCGTTAGCTATTTCACAAATTCAGACTCTTATTAATAAGATTATTTCATTTTTAACTAAAAAAGTTATGGAGCTTGTAACAAAAGCTAATCAAATTGGTAAAAATGTAAAATGTGATGATCCTAGAATACAAAATTTAAAAGATCTTTTAGAAAAAATAAAAAGAACTATTGATAAACTTTTAGAAGTTTTAACTATTTTAACAATCATAATACCTGTAGCTACAGTTGTAGCAAATATTGCTTCTACAATATTGAGTATACAATTAGTATTACCACTACCAGCAGTACCAGCTGTATCGCAAACTATTACAATTCAAAATGAAACAATTGCATCTGTATTGGGAGGGTTAAAACAAGCTTCAATTATTGTTACGATAACTACTGGATCATTAGCATTAATTTCTTCACTTCTAGGACCAGTTATAAATCTTTTAAGTTCAGTGTGTCAAAATGAAACATTTCAAGTAGATAGTAAAACACAAGAATCTATAATTAATAATGTAAAAACAGAATTAGACAAATTAAATTTAAATGGTTCTAGTGGCGCAGATGGAGATAGTGATGATATATTCATAGACAGAAATGAAGATGTATCGCAAATTGATACTTCGTTATATCAAGATTTTGTAAATTCTGAATTTTATCGTCCTATCAATTTATCTGAGTCTGATTTAGAAAACCGAGACGAAACTATTGATGATTTGCTAGAACGTCAAAAAAATCTATTAGAAAATATAATCGAAGCTCCGAGTAAATCTATTGTTAATGATGATATATCTCGTTCTGGAGCACCTGCAGGAGATTTAGGAACACGAGGAGATTATTACATAGACAAAACAACCAGAACATTATATGGACCTAAAATATCAGATACTGAATGGGGAACGGGTCTAAATTATTAATATCTTATATTTATATTAAAAAAGAATACATATGGAAAACAAAGCACTTGTAAAAGCACTTAAAACAGCCGTACGTGAGGTTATTAAAGAAGAATTAACAGATATTCTTCGTGAAGGATTACAATCCACAGTTACAGAATTAAAAACAGAGTCAGCGAAAAAAACAATTACTCCGCCGGCTCCTAAAAGAAAAAAGAAAACTATGTTTACCAGAAACAATTTTTCTGATATACTAAATGAAACAGATTCATTGCGTGAGTCGACACCATCATATTCAGAATTGATGACCGAACCCGCAATGTCTTTTAATTCAAATGATGCTCAAGGATTTGGAATGATGCGAGGTAACACAGCTCCACAAATAATGGAAGATCCTGAGACTGGTAAAAACATGAAAGTAGATCCTGTTGTTGCAAAAGCATTAACTAGAGACTACCGAAGCTTGATGAAAGCTATTGATAAAAAGAAAGGTAAATAATGGGATATCGGATTCAGACTATTGATGACAATAACGATGTAAAACCTGACATTGCGTTAGGAATTGATCTATCATTTAATAATCCAGGAATCTTTAAACCATTATATATAACGTTAGATCAAGTTAAAGCTAATTTAAAAAATTTGTTATTAACAAGACCAGGCGAACGATACAATCAAGTAACATTTGGTTGTAATTTATTAAACATATTATTTCAACCAAGCACTGACCAACTTAAAGAAGTTATAAGTGAAGAAATAAATGCTGCAATAAACACATGGTTACCATATGTTCAAGTAAATACACTTGATATTAAAAATGTAAAAGACGATCCTACGTTAATATATACAATAAGAATAAAATTAGAATATTCAGTAGATAATTTTAGCACTGATGCTATTGTAATTTATGCAGATGATAACGGTTTAGTACAAGTAGAATAATATGGAAATGAAAAAAGAAATAACATATATTGGAAAAGACTTCGGTCAATTTCGTAAAAATTTAATTGATTTTACTAAACAATATTTTCCTAATTCATATACTGATTTTAACGAATCTTCTCCTGGTATGTTATTCATGGAAATGGCTTCATATGTTGGAGATGTATTATCATATTATGCAGATAATAATATTAAAGAATCGTTGTTAGAACAAGCAACAGAAAGAGCTAATATATTTGATATTGCAAAAGAATTAGGTTACACTCCAAAAAATTCTATTCCTGCATATGTTGATATGGATGTGTTTCAATTAGTGCCTTCAATTGGAAGCGGCGATAATGTTCGTCCCGATTATGATTATGCATTAACTATAAAATCTGGATTTCAAATAAAACAAGATTCAGGACCTGCCGTTTTTAGAACATTAGACTCAGTAGATTTTGCATATTCATCAAGTAGCAACCCAACTGAAGTTACTATATATGAAACTGATGATGCTACTAAACAACCAATATATTATTTATTAAAGAAAAAAGCACGTGCAGTTAGTGGGGCAATAAAAACTGCGAAGTTTACTTTTACAACTCCTGTGTCATATGACAAAGTAGTTTTACCTGATAGAAATATTATTGATATTATTTCAGTTGAAGAGTCTGATGGAGATAATTGGTATATGGTTCCTTATTTAGCTCAAGACACTGTTTTTGAATCTATACCTAATTTAGCAGAAAATGATCCAGATTTATCTATATTTAGAAGTTCAGCTCCTAGCTTATTAAAACTAAGAAAGTCATCAAAAAGATTTATTACTAGATTAAGAAGTGATAATCTTTTAGAAATACAATTTGGTAGTGGAGTATCTGATAATAATGATGAAGAAGTTATTCCTAATCCTGACAATGTTGGAAATGGATTAGCCGGATTTAGAAAAAATGTTGATGTTGATATCGATCCTTCGAATTTTTTATACACAAGAACATATGGACAAGCTCCTTCAAATACTACGCTTACAGTTAAATATACAGTAGGAAATGGCATATCAGATAACGTGTCTGCTAATGTATTAACACAAGTAGATTTTATAGAATTTGAAGACGATGTTAATAGCACTAATAATGCAAATATTGTTAACTTTGTGAAATCATCAGTATCGGCAAATAATCCTGGACCTGCATCTGGAGCAAAAAATCAAGACACACTTCAAGATATTAAAAATAACGCATTAGCAAATTTTGCAACACAAAACAGATTAGTAACGAGAGAAGATTATATTATTCGAGCTTATTCAATGCCAGGTAAATTTGGAAGTGTTTCAAAAGCATATATAGTTCCAGACGATCAAATACTTCAACAAGATCAAGTTGAAAAACGTGTGCCTAATCCATTAGCAATGAATATGTATGTTTTAGGATATAATTCTAGTAAACAATTAGTAGAACTAAACAATGCAGTCAAAGAAAATTTAAAAAATTATTTAGGTTACTATCGTATATTAACAGATGCAGTTAATATAAAAGATGCTTATATAATTAATTTAGGTGTTAATTTTGAAATAACGGTTATTCCTAATTATAATAGCAATGAAGTTTTATTAAAATGTATTGATGCACTGAAAACATATTTTGAAATTGATCGTTGGCAAATTAATCAACCTATAATAAAATCAGATATCGTAAATACTATAGGAAATGTTAAAGGTGTTCAAACCATTGTTTCTACAAGAATTAAAAATTTATATAAATCAGAAAATGGATATTCTGGAAATTTATATGATTTAGAAACTGCTACTCGTAACGGAGTAATTTATCCTTCATTAGACCCTAGCATATTCGAAGTAAAATTTCCTAATCAAGATATACGAGGCAGAGTCGTAAGTTCTTAACATCTTTATATTTATACTAAAAGGACTATAAAAT